GCGGAGGCCACCGTCAGTGTGCAGGGTGTGCTGCTGTTGTTCCCGACCACGGTGAACGTACCGCCGTTCGTCCACGTAATATTTCCGCCACTCCGCACAATCGCAGGGGCGCCCGAGACCGCACCCACACCAAACGTCGTCCACGTCACGTTGCCGGAGAGGTAAACGTCGCGCCACGGACGTTGTAATTGGCCGCTGCTCGCTATGGTGATCAAGCCGCCGAGATCCTGCGTGGCGGTCGTCGGAATCAGCGATCCTGTAATGTTGCCGTCCGTCTGAACGTCCGAGGCGGCATCCGTTGGAATCGCCCGCACGCTGATCGAGTCGCACGTAATCGCCCCATGCGTCCCGTCGTCGTGGTGCTCCACGTTGAACGTCGCGGAGATCGCGGACAAGATCCAGTCCAGCGCATCCGACAGGTACGGGATGCGCGACAATTCCTGACGGTTCGGGTTGTCGAGCTTCATGCCCGCCCGCCGTCCTCATGCTCGAGCAGCACGGCGTCAATCGTGAAGCCGCTCGCCACCGCTGCCGCATCCCCAATGCGATACGCCACGCTCGGAGCGCCGGCCGTCTGCAGCCCTTCCAACTTCTTTCGGATGCGTGTCTCAGTGCCGAGCGCGGTCATCAGTGCCGTGCCCGCCGTGATCGTCTCCGCGCCGTAGCCAGTCTTTGGCGTCACCGAGATCGTCACGCCGGATGCCACTTCGCCCAGCACGAACCCGCCGTTGACGGCCAGATTGCTATCCAACCCGCCAGGAGCTAGAAACTCCTTCGTGTCCACGTAGGCTTGGAAGGCCGTCGAGTAGTCATCCGTCGCGGAGCTATCGCACTTCCCGATCACGTTATTCGCGCCCGATCGCCCAACGTAGGGCTTGTAATCCCGCGACATGCTCGCGCCGACCGTGTTGGAGAACAGCATCGAGCAGCGCGAGGCCGCCGAGACGCCGGTATGCTTCGCCCATCCCTGACGCACGGTGCCGTCCGACTGCGAGCGCCCCAGCTTCGTGTCAAACATCAGCTTCGTGTCGGGATCGTTCCCGCTGCCGGTGGATACGAAGAACCAGACTTCATGCTTCGCCGCGTGATACACCGCATGAACGGGGACGTTGGACGCCCCGAGGTTCACGGTGTCCACGAGGTCTTGCACATCCAGGCCGAGGTACTGGATCCCGCTCGGCCCGAGGCGATAGGGGCCCTTGTGCGACCACCAGTAGAGGCAGGGCGATCCGGCTTCGTCCTCCGCGATGACAATGGAGGCGTGCTTCACGCAGCCTACGGGGGATCCGATGTCGTATTTGCGGAATGGATCCGTAGACACCCCCGTAGGAGTGAGCTTCCAGATCCGGCGGTAGCTGAACACGTAGATCATGCCGTTGAGCGGCCCGCCGAGGCCCGTAATGGCTTCGTCAACGTCGATCCAGTTGTCGGTGGGGATCCGTTCGGAATCGCCGATGTCGTTGTCCCCAATAACCGGCGTATACCAGACGCGGTTGTTCTTCGGCGTCGTGTAGCCGCCGCTCGTTTCCCACGCACCGGCCATGAGGATGCGCGTGTCGGTGCCGACCAGATATTTCGCACTCGGCGGCGGGTAGTTGATGCCGTCCTGCGCCGTCAGGTTCGTCGTGCTGATCGTCGCGGAGGTATCATCAAAGGTCGTCGTGGCAATCGCCGTGCGAGCGATGCGATACCATGGGCCGGTTGTCGCATCGGCCGCCTCCAGATCCCAATGCGTCTCACTCTCGCTGGCCGCCGTGGGGCGGGTGATCGTGCTGCCCGCTTTTCCCGCAATCGAGCGCGTGAGCACCGCTGAGGCTTCCGACATGCGGCGGACATCGCTGCCGGACACCTCTACCCACCGCACTCGGTAGGAGCGCGTGAGCGTCAGCCCACCGCCGCCATCGTCTGCGCCCGTGGGGGCCGCCGCGGGCGTGGCGAGCCCGACGCACCGGATCTGGCTCTGCGAGGCATCCCACACCTTGAGGCGATTCGATGTCGAGACGGAGTAGGCGAGAAAAAACAGCCCACCGAGCGAGACGCCGTTGGCATCCACCCACGACGAGGCGCCACCGGCGATACTGCTGGGCGCCACCCAGGTCGTAGCGCCAGCCAACCGCCCGATGACGTTGGCCGAGTCAATCGCCCAGAGCTCGCCCGCAGTCTGATCCGCCGCCGGCAGATGGCGCATGAGTGCCCCGATGATCCCGGTGAACGGTCCCCCACTGGAGAAGGTCATGGACAGCGCGGTCGTACCGTTGCGCTTATGCGCGACGTTGCCCTCCTGCCAGTCCACGTTGAGGGCTTCGACGCACTGGTTGTCAGGGATGAACGCAGGCGGATCCCACCCGTTCCGACCCCCGGACAGGTCTGTGATCGCAATCGGGAGGCGCTTGCTCACTTACTGGAGACTGAAGCAGTAATAGGCGTAGATGTCGCCGGTCGAGGGCGTCCCCGCGTTCAGCACGACGGGAATCGTCGTCGTCGTGGCCACGGACGTGAGCACTTCCTTCGTGTTCGCCATGCCCGCTTTGTTCATCCAGACCTTGCAGATCGGGGTCGATCCCCACGTCGCATTGAACGTGATCGTGAACGTGGCGGATGGCGTCGTGCCGAGCGTGACGCTGCCTCCCGTGTCGCTGGAGCCCGTGGCGAAGGTGCCGTTGCCGGTGCCGCAGCCATTCGCGGACGTGCAGGTCGGCGGGGTCGTCTGCGTGAAGGCGAGCTGTGTCGCGCCCGTGCCGGTGCCTTGTAGGAGCACCTTCGCGACCGTTGACCGAAACAGCGCTGTGATGACGGTTGTCGCCGCGTTCACAGTCGGGGCGATGACGGACGTGCCGAAGTAGCCCGTGCGCGGGCGGTTCGCCCCTGAGGCGCCGAGGTCCGTGCCGTTGTCCGTCTGCCAGATGAGATTATTCCCCGTCACCATCTGAATATTGCCGCTGCCCGCCGTCAGCGAGACGGTGCCAGCGGGACTCCGTAGCAGCAGCGACGTGCCGACACCATCGATGACGGCCGACGCGCCATCGTTCGTGATGGACGTGTATTTCGAGCCGGTCGTCGTGCCGTAGACCCGGAACTCCTGCGCGGTCGTACTGTTTTTCATCGCTGCGATATTGGCGCCATCGCTCACAAGGAACGTATCGGCCCCGGTTCCGAGACTGAGGGTCGGCATGGTGACCACGCCGGCCTTACTGACGGACAGAAGATTCGTCGTGCCAGCCGCCCCGCCAAACAACTGCAACGCCATCGATCCCGCAGCGCTCGCGGTGTCGGTGATCACGGCCTTCCAATGCGTGAATGCGATCGCGGCGTTGTTCCACGTCGCGGTCGAGGTTAACGCCTGCGCGTCTGCCGTCAGCGTGCCCTGCGCAATGGACACCGATGCCGGCGTAATCGTGCCGCCCGCGACCGTCACCACGAGGTTATTGCTGGAGTCCACCTTGCCTGGCAGGTTTGCGATATTCGAGGTGGATGCCCCGGTCGTACCGGCCGCAGCCGCCGTGACCACGAGCGCGTTATTAGAATCGACCCGGCCCTGCAGGTTCCCGATCGGCCCAATGCCGCCATTCGCCCACATCCCCGCCGCAAAGAATCCCGCGATGAGTGCCGCCACTGAGAGTCGTCGAATCATTACCATCTCCAAGAATTAATCGTTATGCGTTGCGTCATGGCGCCGACAGCAGCGTGATCGTGCCGCCCGATCCGCGCGACTTCCACTTGTGATCGGCCGCGCCCGCCGCGCTTGTCCGCGATCACAATGGGGACGGTGCGGCTCATTGCTTCAATCCTGCCGCGATGTCGTCTGCGAGCATGGTGCCGACGATTTCGCGCAACTCTTGGAGCGTTGAGGCATTGACATCCAGCGTGCGCCGCGTGGCCGGATTGTTGACGGTGTAATCAGGACGGGTCTCCAAATAGAAATGGGCGGCGTAGAAACTCGCCAGCCCACTCACGTCACCCTTGATCGCCTTGATGCCGGCCGCATGATCGAACTGAAAGCCCGCTTCCGAAGCCGTCGTGCCACCGAAGACGAGGCGATTGAAGGCACTCCCGTCCGTCTCGAAAATTCCGACGAGTTGCCCCGCCGCATCGACCACGCGGATCGTCATGGTCGCCACGGTCAACTGTGGGACATAGACGCCGGACGATTTCGGTGCCACCGCATGGATCGTGGTTGCCCAATCGGTGATTGACGCTCCAGCCGCATCCTGCACGCCGCGCAGGAGGCTCTTGTCTGCCGAGGGCGTGTTGTCGAAAACGATGGCGTTTTTATCGGTGACGATGACGTTTGAGGCTTCGAGCGTGCCGAGCACGGAGATGTCGCCCACGGCGCTCACATGCGCGCCGGAGACGGTGGAATCACTCAGAAAGAGATATCCGCCGTTGACCCGAATCTTCGCGGCGTAGTCGTTGACCTGCGCGCCGCACCCGAGATACAGATCCCGCGCCGACACCATCGAGCCGTCTTCGATGAGCAGCGCATAATAGACGCCATTCGTGTCGAGATAATCCTCATTCGACAGCCCGGAGATCGCGGACATGAACGAGAAATGAAACTCGACGCCGTTCTGCTTGTTCCCTTCGAGCACGATGCGATCGAGCCGATTAATGCCGGACGTGCGCTGCACACCGTCGAGGATGCCAGCCGTGATGACGACCGCCTTCCCATCGCAGCCCCCGACACGCACATTCTCAAATAAGCACTTCTGCAGCACGGGGTAATCCAGCGTGCCAGTAAAGATCGTCTCGCCGTTGCTCTGGCCGGTCAGAATGCCGTTTGACGTGAAGCCTTGCAGATAGAGATCGCGGAAGGCGTGGCGCTCGTTTTGACCTTCGGTGTAGATGCCGTAGGCCGAGGCGGTGAGATACAGCCGCTCGAAGACGCCATTGAGACAATTGTTAAGCCGGAGAAGTTTTCCTCCAACACCAGTCCCATCGAGCGTCAGATCGCGAACGACGAGGTTGTCGCAGACTTGCGAACGATTCGCCCCACCAACGATCAGATCCGACCCGACCGTCGTTTGCCGCAGAATCGACACCCCCCGGCCCAGTCCCTGCAGCGTGAGGCCGATGCCTGATACCCCCGTATTGATCGTCAGCGTCCCGGCGACATTGAATGCGGCAGGGATGAGCACCGAGCCGCCGCCCGCCGCAATACAGGCATCAATGGCGGCTTGAATCGCCACGCGATTCACGGCCCCGGATGACGTGGGTGTCGCCCCATAGGCGCGCACATCGAAGTTCCCAGGGCCAGCCGTGACGTACTCATACAAGGCGTACAGCCACGCCTGCATCTCGTTGAAGGCCGGGCGCTCAAACGGCGGCGGGTAGAGACTCACCAGCGATCCGCCGGGAAGTAGCCGCCGAGGCGCGAATGGCCGACACGCGGCCACCGGCCCAGCACGGGAATCTCGTCACTCAGCGTCTGCGTCTGGTACTTGATCTTCTTGAGGTACTCCCGATACCGGCCCTGCGCTACGCCAACCCCTTCAAGGTCGCCGGTCTTTTCCTTCTCGCGGGCCACGACGTACGCCACCAGGGCCGGATGGGCGTCCGTGGGCATCGGCGGTTCGTCGGCGCTATTCACCAGATCCGCGATCTCGCGGCGGTAGTCCACGTAGTAGGTGACGACTGCCGAGGGCGTCGGCCAGAGGTAGAAGCCGTAGTAGCGCGGACGCTGCGCCCCAATGGTGACGCGGGCGAGCTCCGTCCCGCTGCCGGAATCCTCCAGCAGCGTGACCGTGCCAGCCGCCGCAGCCGACAAATAGAAGTCGGTGATCTCGATGAATGACGTAATGGCCGAGGCCAGCGTGACCGCCACCGTACCCGTCAGCACCACCGAGGCCGTCCGCAGATAGCCTCCCGTGATCACGCCTTCGATGTAGGCCGTCTGTGTCGTGTCCGCCGCCGATGTGCTCTTGACGAAGATTTCGGACGCATCGCTCGGCTGCACGGCCACCGCGACACGGCCAATCGGCACGTAATGCGTCGGCGTCCCGCTCGAGCCCGCCGGATCGGGATCGACGTGGCGGTACTCCGTCAGATCCATCGCAAACAGCGCGAGATCGCTGGTGCGCTCGGACACGCCATTGATCCGCGCCACGGCTTCCGGTAGGACGTATCGCGCCTGACTCGCCACGCTCGGAAACGTGAAGGGCTGATCGCTATCCGCAAGCCTGGACAACCCCGGCTCCGACAGCACCGCCCGCACGCCTTCGTTGGTCAGCCGCTTGAAGCGCGTGACAATCGCCGCCGCGGGCGACGTGGCGTAATTGCACTCGTCGTACGCCGCCGAAAGAATCGAGCCAAAGTCCAAAGGGCTTACCTCAGTGTGCCGTCCGCGCCGGTTGACCGGCCTACGCAACCCACAGGGACGGGAACCTGTGAGCCGGAGCCAGACGCCTCGTACGCGGACAGCACCTCGTTAGCCCGCCACGGGGACGGGCATATCCATCTGAATCGACATCCACTCCTGCCAGCCGCGCCAGAACGACTCCTTCGGAGACAGCTCGGGATGCACCATCTGGTAGACCATGACGTGCATCGGCGCGATGTAATGCCGCTCCTCGCGGTTCACCGAGAACCGCACATCCATGCGCGACAGCTTGCCGTTGGCGTCCCGCGTGCCTTCAACCTTCACGCGATCCGGGGCCGGGGATCCGTCCTTCCGCATCGTCTGGTAGTCGCCAGGCTCCAACTCGTTCAGCAGTTCCAGTTCGCGCCAGTGGTGCGTCTCCACCGCCCGATGGATGGCGAAGCCGTTCCACCAGATTTCGCATTTCGGCACCGGGCGCGGGCGCTTCACGTCGCCCTCGGGGTAGCTGAACGCCGAGATCCCCGGATGGTTCTTGTTGGAGGGGTTGGCCGCCTTCTCGGTCGCCTGCGCCGAGACAATCGCCGCCGACTCCATCAACTGCTTGATGAGCGCCGGATCTATGCCGCCGCCACTGTCGTTCTTCTGCGCCAGGACGCCGATCAACTGCTGGAACTGCTCATCGGTAAATGATGGGCCGCTGGCCGTCGTCACCGCCGCCTTGCGCGGACGCCCGCCTTTGTTCTTCTTCACCGTCTCAACGACTTCCGTCTCCGTCTCACTCATTTAGACCTCGCGTGGTTGCCAGCCGAGCGTGTCGCGGAACACGCGCACGCCCTGCTTGTCGTGGGTGTATTCGTAGGTATGCCCCTCGTGCGTGATCGTCCGCTGCCGCGGTTGGGTTGGCAGCACGATCGGTAACTGCCGATCGCGCGACTGCTGCGCCCCGCGGCGCCGCTCCGTCCATGTCAGAATCACGCGCTCGGGCATTACCGCTTCTTCGTGTCGCGGTAGATGCGATCCCCGTTGGCGTCCAGCCCGATATACTCGTACGTCCGGCCGCCTTCGTGATACAGCCGCGCGTTGTTGTGCGTGACCGTCTTGGTCACGCTGGTCACGGTGACGTGACCGCTCTTGCCGCCGCTGTTGCTCTGCAGAGTGGTGGTAGGCATTAGCCGAGCCTTTCGCCAGCGAGCAGGTTGGTCGCCACGACAACGAGGTTTTCGTCCGCGCTGTAATCCACCGCCACGGCGATGTTTTCGGTGTTCCCCCAGGTCGTGAACGCAGGCGGCAGGGCCCCAGCCGCCGCGGCCGAGAGATCGGGGACCGTGCGCTCGCGTGTGGTGATCGCGCTGGCGACGGCGATGTTGTCGTAACATTCGCGTCGGGCTTTGACGGTGCGTGCCACTCTTATGCTCCTTGAATCTGCGCGGCCCAATACGCGAGCCGCAGTCGTGTCGTCTCCCCCGTCACCTTCTGCTGCGCCAAGAATGCCGGCGTGACCTCTGACCAGTCGTCCACGAGCACCACCGGCATCCCCGCCACCACGTCACTCAGCGGTGGTGCCCGCTTCACAATCGGCACCGCCCCGAGCGCGATCGCTTCGTACGTCCGGTAGCAGTCCCACCCTCTCCCAGCGGGACTCAGCACGAAGCGACTCCGCGCGAGCTGACCGTAGTACGCGGCCTGCGAGCACGCGGGGCCATAGCCGATCCCATCGGGGCGCACCACCGCCCGCCACGGCGTCACCGTCGCCCACGCGAACTGCGCGATCAGCGCCCGCCGTTCCTCGGTGCGCGGCTGCAGGTTTACCAGCAGCGTGATGTCCCGCTCCGCTGGCGCGGTCTTGAGCAGCGTCGGCACGTCCCGCCGATCCATCCCAATCGGCATAGCCGACAGCTTCGGATGCCGTGTCGCACACTGCACGGCGAACCACCGCCGAATCTGCGTCCCGTCGAGCAGCCCATCGGCGGCGTGCGCTTGGACGTGGGCATCGTTGAACGTCGTGACGAGCACAGAGGACGCCGTGATAGACGCCAAGGACGTACGCCACGGCGCACGCCATACATCTCTTGCGTAGACAATCGAGCCAGGTGTCACGACGGCCGGCGGGCACACGGTCTGCGGTCGCCCGTTCACCAGCCGCACTGACCGTCCGGCCTGGGGCTGGACGTACCGCACCGACTCGCCCGCGGCCTGCGCCTCGCACGTCGCCAGATCGCGGATGCCCTGCCATGTCAGCCATGCGTCACTCACCACAACGGCTTGCCGTCAGCCCCGATCGGAGCGCCGAAGCCGTTCAACT